GCGGTGTTTTGATAGATGACAAAATTATAGCAGCTCCATACGATGGTAATTGGGGATTAATATTTGATACTACAACCAAACAGTCTACTAACTTTGATATAGGACTTGAATTTGATAACAAGTACCAATTTAAATCAGGTATACGATATAATACACATGCTGTATTCATACCTGTTGGAACAACTAATTGTCCTATTTTAAAAATTAATGTACACGGAACTGTAGTTAAAGAATTATACTTAAAAGAATATATATTAGGAAGACCTATTATACACAATCATTCACTAAAAGTAATAGGGTATCATGCAAATACTAAAACATATCATCTATTAGAATTTAATCAAGAATTAGATTATAAAATACATACTGTAATTACTAACGAAACTTATGACCTATAATCATATATCTAGTATAGTTTGGTGTTTTAAATTCTCCAACATATGCAACATATACTTTTGATTGTTTTACAAATTCTTCCATATTTTTTGCACATCTTACATGTTCGTCTAGCTCAAAATAATTGTTGCTTTGTAATACTACCTTAGTACCAGGTTGAATATTACTCAACCATTTTTCATATTGCTCTTGTGTTAAATGTTCGCAACTAGTGTTTATAGCAATATCTGTATCTGCAGTGTACTCGCACATATCTGCTGTTGTAGCAGTAAATCTTCCTTGCATATGTTGTTGCATATTAACAGTTTCTGCAATCTTTTTACATACAGGATCTATATCTATACTTTCAATTTCTGGTATACATAGGTCGCTATTAAACAACAAACTTGCAAGTACACCGTTCCAACCTCCATAGATAGCAACACTACCTTGAACTTTATATTCTTGCATCTGTTCAATTAGCCAAACTTTACTATGTACTTGTCCTTTCCAAAAACTTTCAAGTGTACGATAACGATCGTCACTATTACGAATAGCGTCCATCCAAAATAATACATCTTCTATATCAACTTTCAAAGGTTTTTCCACTTTGGTAATTTACTATCGGCACTACTCATACAACTAGGAGTAACACACTCGGTTGGTTTTTTAAAAATTTCAAAACCGTCTGTGATTGTTCCTAGTATGTCATCATGACAACTATGACTTCGCCTAACTTCAGTATCTCTGATAATTATTCCTTGATAGCCTGCATTACAAGACCATCCTTTAAATTTATTAAACCCGAACGCATTAAATCGTTCTGCTTGGTCTATTTCGTACTCGTTTCCTTTACTGTCGTAGAGTGCAACTTGTGCAACTCCTTCTCCTTGCCAGTGTTGTGGGAATCCTCGTCGCATTGTTGCAATTTGTTCTTCTGTATATCCATGTACCACGTAGGAGGCGGTAGGGTCGGATTGTGGTTTGAGAGTGACATTAATGCCTCTGGCGGCAAATCGTTCAAGCCTTTGATAAAGATCTTCAAACATTTCTGGAACCATAACTTGATTAATTGTAACAAAAACACCTCCTTCCATGAGTTGTAAACATTTGTCTCCGAACTTTTGTTCGTCTGCAAATTCTGCATGGTAACTTGCTGTTACACTGCGGCGTTGCAAGTTTTCCGTTATATGTAAGTACTTATCCCACCATTTATGGCCAGGTGATAGATTTGTGGTCATGTGTATGCTTTGATACGCTGGTTCTATGTCACTACAATAGTGTTCAACTAACGGTATAAACTGTTTATTAGCAGTAGGCTCTCCTCCACTGAAGCTAAAATGAAAATCTGTAAAGTTATTTGCACGGGCTTGCGCTTTGATACTATCCATGGTCTTTAAGTACAATTCTGTGGGTTTAGTGTCAGGGACACTAGATCTTGCGTGAGGCCAGCAATAACTGCACTGATAATTACAATATCTAGTGGTGATCCACGAAACTGTAAAAAGATGGCTCTTTAGGAGAGTTTTTTGGCCAAAATGGGTTATATCAGTCCACGGAATTTGTTCGAAATTTTTCATATAACCACTCAAAATTATTTATAAGTTTTAAATTATCAGGCTTATCAATATTGTTATGCCCAAAGTCACGACCAGCGCAAGCCCCGCTAATAGCGTACCTTCCAAAGCGAGCTTCGTCTCCTTGTGTACACCAAATTTCCAATCTTTTTTCAGTTTCTTCATCTACTTGTCCTTTGATAGTCTTTGATGCTAGTTTTACACATTCTCTAAATGCACTTTTCCAAGTGCTAAATTCATCAGTATTAAATGCTGTAATGTTTGACACGTCAGGCATTGACTTAAATTTATCGCTAATACTGGTAGTCATATCAGCAGTGTCTACGTTCATGTTTAAAGTTAAATCTCTTGGCAAAAGTTTTACTCCACCATAACCGTAAACAAGATTATTTATTGGGTTTTGACTCTGCCAAACATGTACAGTATCAATTTCATAAGTGTTTGCTTCATGGCTAAAATCAAAATCTTCTACAATATGTGCATCGCCATCAACAATCCAAACCATTTCAGTATCGCAAAGTTTTGCTGCTTCGATGTGAGCTTGATGTATTCCTGTTACACCGTGTACACGTTTTGCCCTTGGAAATCTTTCTTTTAATTTTTTAAAATTATCATCAGCATCGGGTTCATTATAACTAATAAACACAATATCATAAGGACGTAATTTTGAAATGACTTCGTCATGCTCTTTACGTGTAATAACATACTTATGGTCAAACTCTCGTTTGCCAATGGTATGTTTAGTTGTTGCTAAAAATACTCCGTTATGATAAGTTTCTTCATTTCTAAATATGTGTTTGTATACATGATGCATTTCTCTATCAGCATCATATCTGCCATCTGTAGGATTATAGTAAAAATCAAATATACTATCGTCTAATATTTCTACATTATTCCAAACACACCAAAATAAAGGACTAGTTTCTTTTTCTGCTATTTCTAAATAATCGTCATAGCTTCTAATAATATATCTAGGATAGCGATATCGACTAATAGGTTGTTCATGTTCCTTTCTGTTGATAATAAATCTATGTTCTATTTCTTTTTTAGAAATAGGTTTATTTTTTGATGCTAGTATTATACCACCATGATAACTTACTGTATCATTACACAGATTAGACCATACATGATTTTCATTTCTATCATAACTATTATGGTAACTAAAATATAAAGAGTATATTGTAGGATCGATTACTTCTACATTTTTCCAAATGCACCAAAACATTTGCGTTGGCGAACTTTCTAATGCTGTTTGATAATCTTCATACGTATCTATATGATATACAGGGTAGGGTTTTGGTGTACTTGCTACAATATCAACTTCTTTTTTGTTTACAAAAAAACGATGATCAAATTCTTTTTTTGTAACTGTTTCTGTTTTGCTAAAAAGACAAATACCGTCTTGTGTTTCGCCATTTAAAAATATATGTGTAATTTTTTTATGATACGTATCATATGCAGGAACATAATAATCTAAATTATAGTCAAGATCAACATCGTCCCAGATTGCCCAAAACATATCTGTTGTACTGTTTGCTGCACATTCTAAATATTCATCATAAGTCGAAGGGCTAAATTTATCATAAGGCCTAGGAATACTTGCTACAATATCAACTTCTTTTTTGTTTACAAAAAATCTATGCTTTACTTCTTTCTTACTAACGTGTAAATCCTTGTGTAGCAAACAAATTCCATCATAAACATCACCATTTTTAAATAAGTGTGTGTATTCCTCACTCCATTCATCTATTTGATAGTCAAAAGAAAATGTATCAAGGATTTTAACGTCATTCCAAACTATCCATAAAAACTTTGTTAAAGAAGTTTTTTGTGCTGATTCAAAGTCAGTAGAAATTTTAGCAAAAGGAAATCTCTGCCTTAATTCGAGCCAGCCTTTATCTGTTTTTGATCCTATAAAAAAGATATCATACATCTTATTACTATACAACCTTATGATGTTTTTGTCAAGTAAGATGACATAGCATAAAGGTCAAAGTCTAATCCTGTTCGATTAGTTTTAGCTGAAGCTACTATCATTTGTGTTCTTACTGATTTTGGAATTGTTTTTCCCTTTACATATTCTAATGCTAATGTTCTATTCCATTCAAGAGCAGGTTTAATTTTTTGATACATATCATTAACATCGTTATTAAGAACATGACGAATATTTTTAACTATTCCGTTTATACGTTTGTCTAAAGATTGTTCATTATCAAATGAGTAATCAAAAATTTCGTCATATAAAACAAATCCCATGTCTTCTAATTTTTTATGAAAATGTCTACAGCCTAAAGTTAAGAATGGTAATCCAAATAATAATCTCATTGTAGTTTTTTCTGTTAGAAAAAAGTTTTCAGTCCACGATTCTGTAGCAACATGTAAAAAACTTTCAAAGTATTTTTTATTAAAAATATAAGGATGATCTTGATCAAAATTATCACCTAGTTTTAACACCCTGCCATTGTAATGTTCAAATTTTACGTTATGATTTCCTGCACCTAAAAACGACACAAGACCTTTATCTAATATTTTTTCTTTTGCTAGTTGATCTATTAATTTAACTCTGTGTTCTTTTGCTCTATGATTAAAACAAGAATATGGTATGGTAAACTTATAGTCATAATCGTTTAGGTACTTTTTAGCATTGGTATAAAAATTAGGATGATGATGCATGTTATGATATGCAAACAAAATAAAAAAGTCTAACCACTCTTCAAAATTACATAGTTCTTTGTTTATACCAAGTTGTTTTACAACTTTTTTTTGATAGTCTATAGGAGACGCAAGAACTATATTACAAGTAATATTTTTTCTATTAATTGTATCAACTACTTTTTGTGTAATTTTAGGAAGTTCGCCTTCGTAGAAATAGAAAAAGTTAATTATATCTACTCTATCATTTAAAACTTTTTCTTCTATTTCACTTGCTGAATTATACCAAGGTGTAAAAGATACTGTATTAGGTAGACGCATTCCGCACTTGCTCCAATATCCAGTTGTATGTTTTCTTCAATCCATACTCTAGATCTTCGTCAGGTGCCCAACCTATATTCTTTCTAATTAAACCATTATGGCTTCTTCTGCCCATTACGCCAAGAGGTCCGTCTGTATTTTTAATTTTAATATTTTTTCTGGCAATACTGCTAATCATATATGCAAGATCATTGATTGATATCATTCTTTGACTACCAAGATTTAACGGGTACTCATACGAACTATTCATAATACGATCAATACCCTTTATGCACTCGTCAATATACAAAAATGTTCTTTTTTGTGTTCCTGGTCCCCATACTTCGATTTCTCCATTTTCGCTTTCTGCTACTTTGCGACAAAGTGCTGCTGGAGATTTTTCTTTACCGTTATTCCATGATCCTTCTGGACCGTATATATTATGAAGTCTAGCAATTCTTACGTGTAGTCCATGATTACGTGCATATGCTAGATACAATCTTTCACTAAACAATTTTTCCCAACCGTAATCGCTGTCTGGATCTGCAGGATATGCTTGACTTTCGATGAGAGAAGGATCTGCAACATCACTTGTTTGTAATTGTTGCGGATACATGCAAGCACTTGAACTATAAAATACTCGCTTAACTCCCTTCTTAACCATTTCATTTACAATGTTTAGATTGATAGTTGCCGAATTATGCATAATGTCAGCATCATTTTCGCCTGTAAAGATATAACCTGCTCCGCCCATATCCGCAGCAAGCTGATATATTTCATATAAGTCATTAGTTACTAGTTGAGCAACTTCATACTGATCTCTTAGATCCGCAATATGAAACTCGTCAGCGGCTGTTTCTGCATACTTAGGATGCTCTAGATCGGCACCGATAACATAAAAACCTCTATCTTTAAGATCTTTTACCAAATGTGCGCCAATAAATCCGCCTGCGCCACAAACTAATACTTTTCTAGTTTCCATATTTTTCCTCAAAATGTTTAACTTCTGGATGCGACATTGTTGCTAGATGTTCGCAGTTAAATTCAACAATATCTTTTACTTCGTGCGTAAACTGTACTTTCTTTTCGTCGCTCCAGTTGGTAATTTCTTCTACTATGCTATTTATTTCTAACATGCGATCATCATTGTTTGTTATTAAATCGTAATCTTCACTCCACCAACGATCGAAAGTCTTAAATCCAACATCTTTGAGATGCTGCAAACTATATGGCGCAGACATCATTATAAAAGGTTGTTTAAATGCTATTGGCTTGTAGGTTTTTTCGTTTAAATGTATTTCTGGAGTAAAGAAATTTGTTTCACTAATAATATTAATCATAGAGTCTTTATAGTATTGTTGAACATCGTTAGCACTTGACTCCATTGGATACCTGTCAAAATTAGTAGTGTCTAAAATAAGAGGAAGAGCTTGTTTAGATTTTTCAATTTCATCATCTGTAATTTGAAAAATAGGACGACGATTTGCAACATGTTTCATATTGCTTTCAAAACTTGCACCTGTTTCAGGTTGTTTATCAGACATACTCATATAAAAGTTATCCAATAGTCCTTTACGCCACATACTTAAAAAGAACACTAGTCTGTGATCACTCCATCGACGCTGGAAACACAGAAAATCTTTTTTTCTAGGTCCAGGAACATAAGGAGTGTTTTTTCTTTCTCGCAACGGTTCTTCAACTCCTGTTTGTTGTATTCTACAAGTTGGAATATACTCTACATTTAATAACGCATCTTTTCCCCTTTCTTTACAGTAAGCAATATGCATTTCTTGAACATTTTGACAATTAGATACGTATATTACTCGGTCTAAAGGAATTTTATGTTTACTAAATTGTGTATACAACATATCAAACATTTTATCATGTACCCATCCTTCAAAAGGAATTGTGACTACTATATAATTTTTTTTAAAATTTATTGCTTTTTCTATAATTTTGTTGCCTTGTGAAAATGCATCTTCTATAATTCTAGTCCAGTCTCGATAATGATAACCACTAAAATTTATTTCATACAAATTTATCAAATCTTTATTAGTACTAAATATAGGAACAATATTGTAGTTGTCAAACATTTCATAAAAAAACGGATCTTGTGAATAATCTTTTTCTTTATATCTAAATTGTGCATAGGAAAAGTCTGCAATAGTAGGCAGTCTATTATTAGTAAGAGGTCCTTTTGGTCCTATCCATTCATACATAAAGTTTAACGACTTAGGCATAAAAAACATTCCTCATAAAATTCTTCTAATTCTGGAAATACTTCAACTATATCTGTATTTCTACGATTGTCATATTCTGTAAACCATGTATAGAAATTTTTGCGGCCTTTTAAAAGTTTTTCGTCATCATAAATTGTGTTTTGCATATAGTCTACAACACGTCTAAAACGCTCATACTCTAACGAACTAAACTTAGTACGGTCTGCGTCATCCATATTGTTTTTAATGTACTCTAAGTGCTTGTGCATATACGGCATAAATTTGTCTTTAGGAAGAATATTCATATCAAACTGTAATGGTTCTTTTAGATATGGTGTGTCAAAACGTACACGCTGCCATTGAGTTTCATTATCATCTGTATTATATTTTGTTCGCCACTCTAATATCTTTTCTAGTAACAAATTAAAACTTGTCACTGCAAACAAATTAAATGTAATCATAAATGTAACAGGCCACCCTGTATTACTTAGATAATAGTCTAAGTTCTTTTCCCAAAGCTCTATATCTAAACCAGTACGTGTGTATTCTGCACGAGGTCCCCATGTGTCAATGCTTGTATACAATTTAAAACTTCGAATGCACCCAGTTTCTTTTAAATGTTTAATTTTATCTACTAGTTTAACAACTAAACTATTTTTGACACCCATGTTGCTATTCATTTCAATGTTAAGATGTGGCTTGGGATTTTGTTCTAGTTCTTGTAACAATCTCCAAGTGCTTTTATGCATTAAGGGCTCGCCGCCGGTAACACGCAATATGTTTAGTGTTTTACTAACCTCAGGCCACCACTCCCACCATGCACGTACATAAGGATTTTCATCTTCTTCATAAAGCTCGAACCAATCAATATCATTACGATGTTCTGTGCTATCTTTATAAGGGCCAAATTGTTTGATTTCATTATAGTATCGACTACTAAATTTAGGATGACAATATCCACATTTAAAATTACATTCGTTTGAAAAGTTAATTTCTATGTATTCCGGATTTACATCAAAGTTCCAAGGATTTGTTTTTATTTCCTTCATACGTTCTTCAGTGTAAATACTTGAAGTTTTTATATGCCTGTCACTAACATAATCGTTGCCCATGCATTCTATATTCCAACAATATTGACAGCCGCTAGGTTTTTCACCTTGTAACATTTGTTTGCGTTGTTGCTTCTTCTCAGGTGTATTGTGTAACTGACTTGGATTGGTATCTAAACCTTCAAGCGGAATCTTATGAGGGGCAGGGTGATAACAACTATGTGTTTCACCTGTTTGTAAATAGATCGTAGTATGATGCCATTTAGCCAAACAAAATGTAGGAGAAGTTTGGGCTTCTACCTTTGGCATAATTTCTTTTATACGTATTAGCTCGTTGTTCATTTGGCTCTTCTAATTATCCTTGGAGTATTATTATAGACTGCTTTAAAAAACTTAGATCCTTCTGCATCAAGATCTGCTATCTCAATGTCCAAATCTCTTTTTATTTTTTCACCTATTTTTTTAATATGTTTTTGAACATCAGAAGTACGTGCTTCAACTTCTTTCCAATAGTTATTAAGCCATTCGAAATCTCTTACTTCTGCATAATCCCAATCTCTACACATTGTTTTATACAGTCCTTCTCTAGCACCCAATATGCTCCATAGGCCATTTTCAACATCTGCGCCTACTGAACACCATATCCTTAGTCTATCAAAATTTTGCCAGTATACCTTTTTTATATCAGTTGCTCGAGCACCTTGATCTAAACTCATTTTAACACCTTCTCTAAAACCAGCTCTCCATGCCTGTTGCGGTGTTGCATTAGTGTAACTTGTACTAAAATTTTCGTTAAACTGATAATATTTGTCGTCAAAACAAAATTCTACTTTTCCTCTTTCATCGCCGTCTACACTATGCTCGTGTGTTTTCATATTGTGTACAAACTTACGTGTCCACATTTTTAAGCCGCCGTTGCCGTACATTAGTCCATTAACATGAACTTTTCCACACCAACTAAACACATGATCCGGTGTTAATCCTAATTCGTCAATATCAACTACTTGTTGGAAAAACTCTTGATCAACTATATTATCTGCGTCTACAGTAACAAAATATTCTGTTTCTGCTATGTCAGCACATGCCTTGTGTGCTGCATCACTGCCATGTACACCGTGAACACGTTTAGCCCATGGTAATTTACTACATAGGTCTGCATAATTCTTTTCAGCGTTCGGTTCGTCATAGCTCAGGAAAACAATATCCTGATCAATAACTTTAATTTTAGCCATCGATTACCCCGCATGTATACTTTTCGAACTTTCTACTAGTATATACGCTAAATCTTGTTAGTTCTTCTTCGTCTTGGCTTGCATATTCAAAGTCAATACTAGGATTATCAATTAGATCATTTAACATACATGAAAAATGTCTATACAATATATTAGGATTGTTGTGTTGTGTAATACTAAAAATTAAACTTTGGTTTGGCCTGCTTTTAATTTTTTCAAGATCTTGCCTATAAGAGTCTGACAAGTTAATTGTCCAACATTTTTTAGGATTGTTTTTCCAAACTCCTAACTGATAGTTTTCTTTTGGTGTAATTTTATAAATCAGATCGTCAATTAATAGTTCGAGTTTTTCTTCTTTTGATATAATATTATATTCTGAAGTATTAATGTTGTAAACTACCTTTGACAAAGATACAGTCTTTGTGCCTTCAACATATGGTGCAACATCTTCGTAATCTATTTCAAAAAAATTATCATATTCTTGATCAATATTAGTTATTGCTAAAATTGCTCCAGAGTCTTCTTCAAAATATACTTTATATTTCAACATGTTTTATATCCATTATATTATTGTATGCATTTACAATGTCGTCAGTAAGGAAATCTTTTTCAGTATAGTGAAATATTCCGTTTTGTTTAAAGTTTCCAACATACAACTCTAAGTCATCTGTTAGATAAGAACCAATTTTATTTTGCCACTTTTCAGTAACTCCGTGCCAACCTTGTATGTTTGGTTTCATATGAACAAAAGTTGGTGCATCTATTTGACTGTTGGTGACTTTTGATTCGCAACCTAGCATACTAACTACCATTGCTGATGTTACATCCATACTAGCATTTTTTTGTATTAGTGTGCTGCTGCCAAACTTGTAAAATTCTTTCCAGTTGTTAGTAATAATATCTAACCACTTGTAAAATTCAAGAGCAAAATCACTTTTCTTAAAGTAGTGCAAACCAAAATATGTATTTGGTAAATTATACTTTGTAAAACGTTTTCTGTAATAATCATTTGATACACGATTTCCTCTGTAATCTAATACATTAGAAGTAAGCCATATATCGTAATTTTCAAATATACTAAAGTATGTACTAAGGTCGTCTAGTACTAACATATCTGTATCTAGTACAACTGCGCTTTCGTAAGGAGAAACAAAATAAATTTTCCATCTATTGTGTATTTTCCATTCATATTTTTCTGCTAGATCACCCCATGGTATGGGAATAATATGATCAAACAGATGTTTATACTGTGTAGGAACTTCGTCGTCTGTAATAATTGCTATGCTTGCATTTTTATTTGTTGCATGAATACTCATTGCACAAACACATGCTTGTCTTACATAATCATCAAATTTTGTATTTTGAGCAACTAAGATAAAATTTTTATCCATTGATTACCTCTGCTAAACTAAATTTATTCATTACATGTACACTGTTTCCGCTAATTGTTGCAGGTGTATATTCATGCAACACTTTTTCTTTTTCTAGTAAAAATTTAAATTCGTCATCCTTGATACTGTATACGATGTCTCTATCAGTAGTATAGAACATTGTACCTGGCATTTTCTTTGCAAAATTATTTTTTTCAAAACCGTTCATCATATGAATTGCTATACTAAAAGCATGATCATTGCGGTAGACTGGTGTTTGTATTTGATACACTTGTCTATAGTGTTGATAATTTTCTTGTATATGCTGTAGTAGAGAAAAGAATATTTTATTCTTTTTTGTTTTTGTAAAATAAACACACGTTGCCCAATAAAAGTCTATACCTGTTTCGCTTATTTTGTCAAACTCAGAATAGTCTCTATGCCCTGCTAAATCAACTGCATCTTTATAAATCATAAAATCATAGCAAGAATCAAAACAATTAGATAAAACACTATCAGCAATAATGTAATCAGTATCCATTAACAAAGTATTGTCGTATGGAGAAAGATCGTAAGCATACACCCGTTTATCGTTTTTAAAACTTAACGAGTGATTTTTAGATGTTCCGTTATTATAAGTCTTTAGTGTATACTTTGCAGGATCTGTTCTTATAACTTTATCAAAATAACTTTCGTCAAATTTGCTGATAGTATCAGTTACAATACTTGTGGGCAAGTTTAAATACTTGCTTATGCGAGATGCAAGATAAATTGCTTGCTCTATATAGTTGATTTTTTCATTATTGTAAGCAAATACAAGTACACCTGAATTCATTATGATACAATTCCTTCAACACTTCTTTGCTTTTTTAATTTTTCGTACTTATTGAAATATCCATTAGTTGCACCTGCATATGTTTCAACTAAATCAGTTGCAAAATTTTCTAGATTTTCAATTAAACATGGAATACCGTTGTTATCTATAACAACAGATTGTGTTTGGCCAAGTTGAATCATGCTTTGACAAAAACTAATTAATTCTTGATTTGCTGTAAATTGACAGCCATTTTGATAGTGTACTAGGTCTGCTTGATATTGCTCTTTGATTATTCGCTTTTGCTGATTAAGAACAACCATTAGATCGCTTTGTTCTAGTGCTTTTTTAAGTCGTTCGTCCATACGATTACTCCTATAAGATTCTATATTATATTATATAGTCTTATAGGAGTTTTGTCAAGTATTAACTAATATTTAAAGTATATGTTCCTGGACTATTGTATGTATAAGTATTACCATTTGTAGAGCCTGTACCGCCGTTAATAGTAATTGCTGCAAAGCCGCCAGCGCCAGAGCCGCCTTCAGTACCCTGTGAAGGACCTCTTGGGCCGCCAGCACCAATTGTTATTGTAATAGTTTGAGCTCCGTGGGCATATTCTGTGCCTGTTAGTTGAGTAGATGCTTTGCCACCTTGTCCAGCAGTTGAGCCAAACGGATTAGAACCGCCACCACCACCGCCAGCACCGTATGATGTGCTTGGTGCATTATCACCTGCTGTTTGGTTACTGCTGTCAGAGTTGGCGCCACCAGCGCCACCTGGTCCGTAAGCACTTGCTTCGCCAGCTGATGATGTTCCGTTTACGACTATGCCGCCTGCTCCGCCTTCAGCAGTAACTGAAAAATCTGTACTAGATATTGTCGTGGCGCCACCTGCCTGTCCTGGAATTCCGTTCGCCCAACCGCCGCCGCCGCTTCCGCCGCCGCCGATTATCGCATAAGTTACTTCTATTGGGTTTGCAACTATGTTTACGTTATAAGTTCCAGGTTCTGTAAATTCTCTAACAATTCCATTTGTGCCTGTAGTTAATTTGCAATAGCCAGGTGCGCCAAAGCCGCCATTCGCAAGTTGTAAATTTGTACTTTGTCCAAATGTGCCTTTTTCGCCAACAATTATTGTTGCTGTTCCTTCACTACCATATTCTTGACCTCTAGTAACCCTAGTTGCTGCCTTGCCGCCTTCGCCACCGTTAGCTGCTGGCTCTGCGTTAGATTGCAAATACCCTTGGCCAGCGCCGCCGCCGCCGGCGCCGTATGATGTAACTGGTGCATTGCCACCGGCGCCTGCATCAATAGTTGAGCCCGATTCTGCACCGACTGTGCCGCCCGGTCCGTAAGCACTTGCTTCGCCGGCACTACCGTTTGGAAGATAATCTCCGCCAGCACCGCCTACAGATGTAGCATTTGGCAATCCTACACTTTGGCTGAATACAATGCTAGATGTGCCGCCATCGTCACCAGGAGCATTAGGATCTTGTCCTATAAGAGGCTGATCAGACTGCCCGGCGCCGCCGCCTCCGCCGCCGATGATTTCAAAAGTGATTGGAAGCGAACCCGGAGGTACTACGCCGCCACAGGTTCCCCACACTGGCAAGTTAGCATTAGTTAAAGCAGACTCACCGCCATTA